GATTAGAGGTAGGTTTTCATTTCCTCTACGTTATCCCGCTGCATTTGCAGCAAGCGTTCCCCCAAGGAGAGCACGGGGGCATCGGCGTCCGCATTTTGGCGCAGCGCCTTGGTCATATCGATGACGCCCATGGTATTGCCCTGTACCATCATGCCGGCAAGGTGGGAAGGGCTTTTGTCCTTGATGGTCTGGAAATTGATCATCATATTGGTGGAGAGTTTATCAATGGTTTTTTGCCCTTTTAGCTCGTGATCGGCCATTTGAATGACCTGATCGTAGACATCTTGGTAGCGGTTGCGCTGGGCGATGAGGACGGAAAGAAAGGGTTTGTCCTCTACGAGCTCAATCAAGCGCTGGGTAGAGTCCACGCCCATCTGCGCGTTTTGGTAGATGGTATTCAAAAGGCTTGTGGTTTGGCTGGTTTGCATAGATGGTTCACCTCTGATTTTTTTCCTTAGTATGGCAGGCAAAAGGGAATTTTATGCAAAAAGAAAGGATGGGAGCAATGACGCTGGAACAATTAAAGCAATACCGTGCTTGGCGCATTTCGCTGCAATCCATGCGCGCAGAGCTAAAGCAAAGGCACTGCGAGCTTTTGCAGATGGAAAACACGGGGGTATTGGCGCAAAATGAGCAGGCGCGGCAACGGCTGTATGCGCTGGAGGCGCAATTGGCGCAAAGCTATCTGGAAAAGGAGGCGGCGATCCGAGAGGTAGAGCAATGGATAGCGCAGCTGCCCGGCTTTAAGGAGGCAATTTTCCGGCTGCGGTATTTGGATGGGCTGCCCTGGGAGCAGGTGGCGCAGCGCACAGGATACAGCGAAAAGCAGGTATTTTGGATACAGCGAAGGACGATGGAGGAGGACAGACAACGCACGGCCAAGGCCCATGCGACCGCCTAGCACACTGGCAAGGCGGTTCTTTTTTTTGGCAAAAAGAGAACAAATGTTCCTATTCGTACGCCATCGCACCCGAGGCCATGGCATGATAACCATGCGAGAAGGGAAGCGGCCGGATGAATGAAACACAAGGGCCGGCGCTGGGGGCGCAGGTGCTACCTTTTGACAAAGGGCGCTGGGGGCATAGCACAAACCATAGGACCGCAACGGCGCTGAGCGGCAGCGCGGTTAAAGATAAAATCGATTGCGGGAGGAGAGAACATGGAATTTCTAAAACCAGTACTGGGAGACGCGCTGTACGAACAGGTACAAAGAAAGCTGGAAGGGCAAAAGGACATCAAATTGGCCAACCTTGCTTTGGGACAGTATGTGGACAAGCGCAAGTTTAAGGCCAAGGCGGCGGCGCTGGAGAAGGCGGAAGAGAGGCTCCAAACGTTGGAACAGGCACTAAAGGACAGCCAAGCACGGTATGTACAGACAGAGCTGATCTGTGCGGCCGAGGGCCTTTTGCAAAAGGCGATGAAATGCTTGCAGGCATGAAAGGAAGGGCAAAATGCAGACAAACCAGACAGAAGCGCAGCAGATGGCAGCCGCCCTGCTGGCGTATTTGAATCAGCTGGAGATTCTGCCGGTGAACATTGCGCTGGAGCGCGCGGAGGAACGGCCGGCGGCGGTGATGACGCTTAGAGAAGAACCGGCGTACCGCAGGTATGATTTGGCGGGCGGATACAAAGCGCAGTTTCCGTTTGCCGTGAGCTACTGTCTTACGCCGGACGGCCAGGCGCAGCGGATTGCGGCCATCGAGGCGCTGTGCCGGCTGGGAGAGTGGCTGGAGGCAGCCGAGCCGGCCAAAGAGGGCTTGGCACTGGGCCAGGGACGATGTGCCGTAAGCTTTGAATGGGAAAGTTTTCCGGCCCAGACGCAGGCACAGGAACCGGAAGAACGATACCAGACGAAATTTACTTTGATCTATACACAGGAGGAACAATAAATGAGCAACTATACCATTCCCACCCCGAAAGACAGAATGATGTTTGTAGACGTAACCCCCAAGGGGGAGAGCCGGACGTATGAACGCGTAGGCAAGGGCTTTGACAGCGCGACGCCCAGCACCAACACCCAGACCAAGGTGATGCAGTGGCTGGATGAGAAAAACGGCAGTACGGCGCTGACGACCAAATCCATCCAAAAGGCGATCAGCGGGCAGCGCGCCGTAGGCGACCCGTTTAACGACTATTTTTGCAGCATGTTTGATAAGGTAGGCGCCGACGCGGAAACCACGATGATTTTGGTGGATGCATGGAACGAGGAGACGGAGACGCCGGGCACTTACAAGGCGAAAAAATACAACGTTGTCGTGGACTGCACCAACGATGGCGGCGGCGCTGTGG